TGAATTATTTTTAGCTTTGGCTTTTGTCCTAACATCCACGCAGGAAACAAATTAGAAGCAAACTCAGACTTTGTATGTCTCGGCGGCATATTTACTATAAGTCGCTTAATCTTTCCACGTGAAATATCTTCAAATTTTTGTGCAATGATTTTGTGATGTTCTCCTGCAACAAAGTCAGGCCAAACTTTTTTTACAAAAGTTAAGAAGGAGGAACGGGACTCCTCAGACACTTTTAGTTGCATTTTCCTTAATTCGTATTTTAGTAATTCCGTTGGAATTTTTTCAGAATGCATAAAAAAGTTATATCATACTTTGTGTTTGTGTAAAACTTCGACTTTAGACCGCCGACCGACGCAAGCGGTGTGTCTGGCTTGGGTGGGGGTCTGCGGACACAAGATGTTGTATAAAGTAATTTTGTAAGTACCTAGATGTTGTTTTGCTGGTACTGATGATGGTTCACCAGGAAGCTGCTGCTGCCTGGAAGCTGGTGTGGCTGCATCCTGGTTTGCAGCAGGTGATACGCATAAAAAAAGGCAGGGAATACCCTGCCTTTTTGCCTGTCCTCGAGGAATTCTACTAGAGTAAATCTCTAGGAGAAACTCTTGTTCTAAGTTTAGCTATTAATTTAGTAGCCCAATCTTTTACAAATTGTGGGGCGTTAGGATCAAAAGCTAATTCTTCAACCTCACTCTCTAATAGTTTATAAAGAGCCTTCCAATTAATACTGCTAGAAGAACCAAACAAATCACTTTGAATGTTAGTATTATTCCTAGTGTTAACATCAGTATTACCTCTTAATCCTAGTTGTTGTTCTAAAACAGCTAATCTGTTTCTTAAGTCATTGTCGTTATTATCAGGCATTTATAACTCCTTTGTTTTATTGTTTAAGAATTAGTACTCCCATTTTATCTTATACTCAAGAAAATAAAATCTTTTTTGTGGATAACTTTTTTACTTGACAACGACCCCGCAGACGTGTGTGCCGTGCAACTCATGACTATCTTAACGCCCGACCATGACGATTGCTGTGCAATGTGGAATGGAAGTGGGACTGAGCTGTTACGGGTGTGCAACGCTTCTGTATTATACTACTAATACAACCAAGCAACGCAACAATGGATAATGTAGAATGGAAATAAAAAAAGGGGGCGAAAGCCCCCTCAACTGCTTAGGCATAATCGGAACTAAGCAGAAATTCTAAAGTCTGCGACCTCGTCTATCGTTGCTTTTTTGTTTCTCGACACCGTAGTTTCCGATAAAGGCATAGCTTGTATCGTTTTATACTCCGTTGGAACTTTGCATTTGTGGTATTCCAATTCCCCAAGTTTCTCTTTAACAAGGGTATTGTCAATCTTCGCTCCCAATTTTTGTTGAACATGAAGTGAGTAATCCTTCCCATGTAATAGGTTAGCGTTTTCTCCAAACGCCAAGTCTATCATTAGTTGTCGGTTTACTTTGATAAAGTCAGCTAGAACTTTTTGCATTGTTAAGGCTCTACCATAGGCGTCTATGATTGCCTGTTTATTTCTTTTGCTAATTCTAGCTTTGCTCTCATGTGCTTTTTCTAGCACTTCTAATATATTAACTGCTTTTGACATTTTATTCTCCTTTCGTCTTTCTAGTTAATATTATCTATATAGCATGTCCCACTTTATTTGTCAATACTTATTATTAATTTTTTTTCCACACGAGCTTCCGTCAGCAGGTGACGTCCCCCCAGAACTTACTATAGTACAACCAGCTACCAAACGTACATGCCTGATGGAGATGCAGCTGCGGGGAACTACTAGAGTCAAACAACTCCCAGCAAATACAACACAAAGGTAATGCAGAAGTACAGAAGGAACACATGTGTTACCAAGAAGGCCGTTACAGCTCCCACTGTAGCAAGCAGGAGCAATGCGATTAGCAGCAGGATCATGATGCGTGATGCCTCCCATCAATGAGCGTCTCGAACGCTTCATGTCCGTCGTAGTTGGTGACGTCCAACATGGCACCGTCAAACCAGTCCTGATACCAGTATTCCACGCGATGTAGTTCGCCGTGCTCGTTCACGAATCCGCGCAGCTCGTCGCTGGGCCCGCCCCAGCTGAACTGCCAACGCCAATACCCCTCTGGTTGGTTGTCGAATGTATGCGGTTCAACGTAATCGAATCCGAGTCCTTCAAACTCAGGATCTTTTAGGTCTTCCTGTCTCGCTGTCCACTTCTCTTCAACCAAGTCAGCGCAGCGCAGGTCCCGCTTCTGGTCTGGTAATATTGTAACTGTTTCCATGTTTCTTCCTTTCTAATGTAGAGGCAGTTGGCTGGTTAGGCCAACACCATTGCCTCTGTTTTATGTGGCCGTTTGCAAAACTTCTAAACGGATTCAGTAGCCACATGTATGTATATAGTCCCATCTTATTAGATAGTCAAGTACTTTCATCCCAGAGGTGTAAAAAAATTACCTAGCTTCATCCAACCACAGTTCCTTCAGCTGGTGTGTAACCTGAGTACTGTAACTACTACAGTCCCACAACCCTTACCTTTCTGGCGATGCGTAATGGAGAACTTCCTGGCAGCAGGTTACGCTGCACCAGGACTGAGATCCGAGATGCCCCAGAAATGCTAGGTTTCTGGCTGATGGAGAAGCACGGCATGTGCGTCTGCTGCGGTAACTGCGGGAAGACTACTTACTAGAAAGGTTGGGTTTCTGCGGTGATGGAGGCAATGGAGAATGGAGAAGCTCCTGCTGGGCCCGCATCCAGGACCCTGAGTTACCTGGGACGGGATGGGTAAAACTAGCAATGGAGCTGTCCAATGCAGCGTGGCTCACGGCAATGGAGCTCGGAAAGATACAGGATAAGCTCTCTTCGAGGGACAGGAGCATAATAAAACTTCTCCCACCTTGTCTTGCATGGTTAAAATGCCACGCTTTTTGAAAAGGGCTTAACTTTATTTTTTTATCTTTAGTTATCTTTAATTCGACCCAGAACATGATTCCGTCTTTGCAACCATAACAATCTGGTACGCCAGGCATTGACCAACTCTCGATACGAGTCCAGAAAATGTCTGGCATATTTTTCTTAATTAACTTCCAATATTTAGTTTCTGGTTTCAAAAGAAATATATCAATATAGACAACAATGCTAAGATTATGATTAATGGTTTAAGACCTACAATCAACAACAAACCAACTGCCATCCAAAGAAAATCCCAATTACTATCTTTCATGGACACCTCTTCATCAGTTCAACCATTTGATTATAATACAACAACCTAAACTCAAAGTCCTCAGCAGTCAGCGCTGCACGCCTCAAATTCTCTACTCTACGCCAGAACAAATCGTCTGTCATAGGTAATGCATGATACTCATATAAGTCTGGTCTAACTATAACAATCATTGGTTAGCTCCTTCCGATCCTTTATCTTGTTCCTCCACATACGAATCAATCATGTTAGCGAGAAATTTAAATTCATCTTCAACTTTTGATTCGAGTAAAAGTATATCCCAATTTGCTTTACTATTAGTCTTACACAAACCAGATATAACTTTTAAAACCTGCATTGGTGTCATTTTTTCATTAATCATACTTTCTCCTTTTTAAGACTATATAGTCCCATTCTATTTTATAGTCAAGCTTTATTTTCTAGTTCTTTAACTTCTTCAAACGTAGTTTCAATACTGTACTGTTCTTTCAAATCCTGTAGCTTCTTCTCTACTTCTTCTCTTGACATGGAGTCTATCGTACCTGTGAGTATCTCTTTCTTGTCAACATACAACCCAGCAATCTGTCCACGCCTGGTCTCTGCAGCTACGGCAGCATTCCAGTTTCCTTGTTGAGATGCTTGATCTCTAATGCGTGCTAATGTAGCCAACGACCTTTCTTGTGTACATCTATATCTTTCAGTATTTGCTCTCACCTCAGCATCAATTGCCTTCACCACATGCGGGTATTTGTTTACATTCTGCAACCGAGATGCAATCATGAATGCGCTTCTTTTTGCATAACCTGCCTCTATTGCACATTGAGTTGCAGTCTTCAGCCCTTCTGAATGCACCAGCAACAGTATGAATTTTCTTTGTTTTGGTGTAATTTTGTCATCAAACAATGCGTCTGAGACTGGTTGTGGTACAAATACTTCTTTATTTTCTTCCATAATGCATCATTTCAATAGATGTTTTCTTTACAAACCTAATTTATATAAAATTTTTGTGGGAAATGCGAGTTATTTTCGTAAAATATAGATATTTTGTAACCTTAATAATACCTTAAAGTTACATAAAGTTACATAAAAAGCTAAGTATTCTGCTACTTGTAACCTTGTAACCTTGTAACCTTAGTTTGACAAAAAAATAATTAAAAATATTTTTGTGGTAGAAACATCTATAAGAATAGCTGTTTATGAGAACATCTTTGGATCTTCACGCACTAATCTAAGGGCTTTATCCAATGCTTGCCTGCCATCAGTCATGATGACTTCCCACTCTTCAGCAGTGTATACTCTATCGTGCTTTGGATTATAAAATTTTATGGAGACATCTCCACAGTGTCTACACTTATAGACTTTTCTTACTGGGCTTTCTGGTAGTTTTGTGTACATACCGCTTTATCCTTTGTAACGGAAATAAAACCACATTCTCGGGTAAATTTTCTTTGAAGTATATTGAATCCATGACCTCCATGGACTTTATTCTCTCGTACTGATTGGTCCGTGATGCGAGGATCGCGTCAAGTAAATCTCGTTGCTTTAGTATCTCCTGGTCGCTCACGGATCTTAATCTTTTTTATTTTTTATAGTGCTAATAGTCCCATTTTGATTAACTGACTTTCCAACGTAAGGAAAAACACCAATAGCTTTAGCTCCGCCTATTATTTTTCTTCTATTTAGCAAAGGAGATTTATTGCCACCACCTAGTATTTTTCTTCGTTCTACAAATTTACTATCTGTACCCATATTTTTTCCTTTCATTTGTCGCCCCCACCCAGCGTAACTGGTGCAGGGGCTTCGGGAGTTGAAAACGTGAATTTTCTGTCCCAAACTATAATGGAAAAGATACTAATATGCAACTAAAAGTGGGGGAGAGAGGCGCCCTCCCCCTATGCATTGATGATTTAACGGGTTTATGATTTTATCTGGGAATTGAGGCCCGAACCATCTCCAAGCTTTTGCCGTGATCTGCACAAGAACCACTGAATACTCCTCTATCCCGACTCTAAAAGGGCGGTTCGCCCTTAAACTCGACAACAGGTTTACCCTGCATAAATTTTGTAGTTTTTGAATGATTCGGGGTCCAAGGGCCGTCCGTAGTAGACAACGGGGCTATCCTCTTCCCCTTCTGTCCAACTTTGGTGGTAGTGTTTATTTTGTACGAGTGTCCCTTGTGAGTCACAAACCTTACACTGTTCAATGGCTTGTTCCGCCTCGAATCTAACTTTAACATATCCATTTCCTTTACAATGATCGCATATAATCATATCGCCTCCACAATATTTTTCTTAGTCGCTCCCACCGCATGCGAGCTGCAACTTCTCTCCAGTTCCGTGGTTCGCGGGGCGCGGTCTTCGACACCTTCACGTACTCACGAAGTAATCTATCTTTTAGTGACGTCTTGCGGCCCATTCCATTCCTTCTTTCTCTTTAGCAAGCCTCTCAGCGTCCACTTTATTCTCTAACTCTTCAATCTTTGCATTCACATACATCCGCATGGATAATCTTCCTGCTAAAAATCCTATCACAAACACGCCTACGATGGCGGTAAGATGCCATAAGTGAAACATACACTCTCCTTTCTACAAAGCATCACTTTGTCATATTTCCAGGTGCAGTACTCTTTACTGAAATCACCGAAATCATTTTTTATGCAATCACGCATAAAAGTTTGATACGGCGAAGTATACACCAAAATATATACAACGCCAAATATCGTTCCACATAGGCACAGAATGCCTATGATTTTGGTAAGAAATTGTAACACCGAATACAATACCAAAGGTACAGATTTTTACGTTCTTGCGTACACAACATATTATCTTTCATGTACTCTTTACTACACTGACCACACTTTTCCTTTTCATACTTCCAATCGGGTTTAAACTTACGATAAGATGTAAACTTTGGCAGGATGGTCATGCAGCTAACTTTCTTTTCTTTGCTTCTTGTTTTACTAAATAGGTTATTTGCATACCAGCCGACCGATCGTCGGCGGCAGCTATCTTCTTCAATAATTTATACGTCTCAATGGCTACTGCCACACTTTTAAATTTTTTTGTGTTCATTGTTTCCTCTTTGTTATAGGTGGAAATAGTTTCTCCTTCTCCAATTGCACTTCAATCATTTGAGGTATTCGATCCATTTTTTCAAAAACTTCATTAACTGTTTTCCAATCAAAAACAGGAACGTTATTCTTGTCTCTTTTTTTACAAGCTAATGTTATTAAATCATTAATGGCATCATGTGCATATTTTAACATATATTGGTCATCCCAATGCACAGGAATACCTACCCAACTGTGTTCTAATTTACATACAAGTTCAGGTGGGTTTCTATGATGAAGTATTTTGTATTCTCCTTTTTTCATGTGCCTGATGGCCGCCTCATCTTCTTCACTAATATCAGTGTCTTTGTTGATAATCATGCTGTCTCCTTAAATGGCAACTTTGATAAATGTTCTTGGTATTCGATGTCGCCAAAATCGAATGCCGATTGCTCTGGTTCGTGAGCCACGGTCGGTGTAAACTTACGCCCTGCATTTCTAGCAAGGTCCGTCCACGATGAAGCAAACTCCATTTGAAGTTTAAACATCTGCTCATCTTTCAGTAGCTTTGCGTTACGTGCATTCTCCAAACAACCTTTTGCTCGTGTTAAACGCACACCTAAACGAAAACCTTCTTTAAAAGTATCTTCGTAATCTTTTTTAAGTTTCATGACTTTCTCCTTCGTTAAGTGAGTAGGGGGATTCTTTGACTACCCCCAACCTTTTCCCGTCCAGTCAACATATCCTATGTTAACAAGTACTTCAGAACCAACCCTCACACCCTCAGTCATTTGACCATACCTTGTGAGAGCCGTGCCTTACAACCTGGAGACTGTTGTTCAGCCATACTCAGAGAATGTTGCACCATTCTCATTTAATTGAGTCTTTAATCTAATTTAATGGGACAGTCAAGAACTATTTTCAACAAACATATTTGACTCAAGACACCATGTTTCAACGTATACAGGGTTAATTCCTGT